CATACCAAATCTGGCGTAAACAATCAGACCCAATCGTTGAAGCCCCGATATAGTCGCGGGTCTTTCGATCATCCCGCGACTGTATCTTTTCTATTTTTTTACTTAGTTCATTTTTACTCACTTGATGCCTTCCTATTGTTGCTCAGGTTAAAAAGGCACGTCGTCCATATTGGGGCCTGGGTCATTATTATCAAATGGCATTTCTGGCTTTTGACTGGACGAGTAATTGCTTACAGATGTATGCGCAATCACTGGTAGACCGGCCCCCGTTTCACTTTTAAATCCCTGTGATGGATGTACCTCGGCAACCCAATTATATTGTTTGCCTTTATCATTTGGCTCTGTTTCACGAATCTTGATACCGGCAATTTTACCTGCAAATGAGGCAAGGTCTTGATCGGTAGGTGGGTTCGTGTGCTTAGGCTTTATGTTGAATAACTGATACAAAAGCTTAAGCATGTTTAAAGCACGATGACGTGTTTTAGCGGGGTCTTTATCATAATGGTCACCGCCATAAACCTTTATTTTTTGTTGCACTTTCTGACCTTTAAAATCACCATCTTGTAATACCCACTCAAGATTCAAATATTTAAAACCAGTATCTTTGTATTCTTGATTGGTAAAAGATGCAATTTTAGCAAGCGCTAATGTTCCATCCGGTATTTGAATATATGATTTTGCATACGCATCTTCCGGTTTACCGGTTACATCGCCTAACTCTGAATCCCAAAAACTCATGGTCTTATTCCTCATTAAAGTAATTTTCGACTGCATTTTTTACCGCAACTAAATCGTTAGGTATTAAATGCTCCTCAAACATACCCATCGGGCTTTTTGCTAAGAACTCACCGTCGTATTGTGTTTGAAAAAGATACTGTCCATCAACAACACGAGAATGCAGCACGGTAGTAAATAATCCTTCGATGGTAATTTTCTCATCGAGCATTTTTCCTATCGTTTTACATTTGGAACGTCCGGTCGCATCAACATCACTGTGTGACAAAATAAAGTTAGTCAATGTATCTCGCGTGCCTAAACATGCGTTAATCGTTGACCAACCGTGATTTGCAAGTTCGGAAAATTTATCAAATCCTTTTTCTGATACGCGTCGCATAAATTCATAGGATAGAATGTATTGCCAGTCATCAATAACAAGCGTGGTAATTTCTGGACGCTCTTTGTTGACCATCTCAATGCACTTCACTACATGCGACCAATCATTTGTTGTAAAGTAATTCCCTTTTTTATTTTTCGATGTGCATGGTTGATAGTTCTTTTTAAAAGCCTTAAACGGTAGAGGCTTGTCTAACACGTTAATGATGAACGTGGTTTTTGGGTCGAGGTTTCGCAGGGAAGTGGACTTGCCACTTCCCGACTGACCAATGACTAATATTGTATTGCTCATTAGCATCTCTCCTTGATTGTTACGCTTGCCTTACCTGGCTTTTTATCGATTAACTCAATAAGCGCATCACGAACTTTTTTCGGTGCATCCACTAAATACTTATCACAAAGGAGTTTATCCACTGAATAAGACACAGATTCTTTAATTGGATTAAAATTGTCTGGTAGTTTGATACTTCCTGATTCATACAATTTTTTATTGAGTGAATATATAAAAGGTGTTTTAATCTCGACCTTCCATACTTCGTGTTCGTATGAGCGCTGGCCTTCGTGCTGATGACCCATCGCTGTTATAATCGAATCGGTTAATTCTTCTTTTCGCAAAGACAGTCTCGCTAACTGCTTATTAACCTTTTCCAGTTCTTTGATATTGTCTGATAAACCCATTTCGCGCTCCATTGCATTGCTGACATCCTTGAAATCTCTCATATTTACTACGTTTTTAGTGGCTCTCATGTTTATTACCTTTTTAGTTTATGTACTGCGTCGGTATTGACGTGAGGCCAGTTTATGACAACACTTGTACTATGTCAACACTTGGTGTAAACTATTTTTATAAATTATTGAAGGAGGGAGGGCTTAGGGTGAAACCAGAAGATGTGAAAAATTACTATGGAAGCCAATATAACTTTAGAAAAGTCACAGGCATGTCTGTTTCTACGCTAGGGAATTGGCTCAAATGGGGCTTTGTGCCAGAGGACGCTCAATATAAGCTTGAGCGATTAACTAAGGGTGAGTTGAAAACGGAATGGACAAAAGACAATGAATGAAGATGTATATAATTTGTACAAATATGTTAGATCAATAATTGAAAGGGCTTCTCGCTGCTGCAACAAAGACCATAGCGGGGACGAGACTTTTCAATATTTTAAGAATGCAATCGAATTTTTTGATGCAAGTGACAAAGGTTACGCGGAACGATACGAGAAGGAAAAGCAAGATGCCACTGTTTAGACGACAACGCGCCATGCTGGATGAATCGCTAGCCACAACAATCATCGTCAAAAACATGGAAGAACTGCGCCATGCCATTTGGGTTGATTGGCATGAGTGGTTAGGGCATCCCGAAGCTGCGCACTGTAATTTTAAAAATTTCCATGTCAAAGTGGAAGCACCTTTTAATTTAAGCATAGAAGATACCTTTGACCCTAGATGCGGCTGGTACACGCATTATGTATCGGCTGATTTGATGTGCGAAGGGGAGTTTCATATTGTTGGATTTTTGAGTGAACCATTGCAGTAAATATAAAGGAATGATAAATGAAATTTGAAATACATGGATTTGGAACACTATTGTTTTTGATATTTTTAATATTAAAACTCACGGGTGTTATTGCATGGTCATGGTGGTGGGTAACTTCACCTCTATGGCTACCAATAGCGATTGTCTTATTATTCTTATCAATAGTTTTTATTGGTAAGGGAATTATTATGTTGATGGAAAGAAAATGAATAACACATTATATAATTGGTATGAAAATTCACGTGACGCATTAAATAACTATGAATTAGAAAAACAAGGTCATGAGTTGCATGAAATAGATGAACAAATAGACGAAATGGTGCGAGGTTGGCAAGAAGCTATTGACCTGATTGAAAGCAGCTATCCTCACGTTAAAGTGTGGTATGACCGGAAAAAGGAAATGCAAAAATCATTCACGCCTGACCAAATTAATTACATTTGCGAACAAATCGGTGACTGGTATTTGATGATGAAACCTTTACTCGAAGGGCAGCACAATTTAGGACACATGAAAGAGAAACTTAAAATAATGATTTGTGGAGAGTAAAAAATGATGGACAGCATTACCGATTTTTCAAGAAGTTGTTGTGAGGATAGAATTACTTTTTTAAAGAAAATGATTAGAGGTCAAATCGCATGGGCGCTCTTTATGTTAGCTATTACTGCTTATGATTGTCAGACCTTATATCTATCACCAAGTGCATTTTCAGGATTAGCTGTAGGCGCAATGTTAATCACTCTTTTATGGGCGCTTTTATTTTTAAGCGAATCGATGTCTGATTTGAAAGGTGAAAAACTTAAATTTCGATATTTAACGGAATTGCGTGATAAGCAACTTGCATCGGGTGAGCGTGAGCAATACATCAATGCTAAAAAATTCTATGAGCAAGCACTGGCGAATCTTACTAAGGCGACCCCCACCGATGAGCAGAAATAATTTCTCACATGAGCAAAAGGATGACTTGATCAGCACTCTTAAATGTGCATTGGAACTTGCTTGCGCTCGATTAGCTTGTTATGACGGTATGGGTTCACCCACTACCGACCCCGAAGAATGGCTTAAACGTGCTTATTTAATGCAACAATCAACAGGATGGAAAAGACATGACTAAGGAATACGATACAGTTTTAGAGGCAAAGAAAAGCGTCAAGGCACACATCGAATTTTTTGAAAACCTGCTTCAACATTTGAAGGGAACTGATAAAGTTTTGCGCAACCGTGCAGTCTGGGCTGCCTGGTGTTTACACCGGTACATTAATGACCATCTCATTACTGATGTGAATGAAGCTGTGAGGATTCATGCGCCAAAGGCTGCCGAAAATGTTCAGTAAACTTTGGAAAGACCTTCAATGTTATTGGAAGATAATTCGGTGCCGCTGGTCTGGAAAGCATCACGTTGAAGTTGTCAACCTGGGTGGCTGGCAACGGTTGCGCGGGTGCCGACAATGTGATTTATGGCGTTACTTGCCGGACTGAGCTAATATCGACCTAATGCCAATGTCATCGTTGGCATTAGCCATCTAAGGAGTAAGGGAAGTATGGATATACACGCCAAGGCAATTGAACTTTTGGAGAAGATAGCAAACTCAGTACATGAGCGCGACCCTAAAAACCCAAACTTACTTTGCTTTACTGTGGCCGAAGTCCAACTGGTCGAAAAATGGCTAGGTGATTTCAAAAATGAACAACAGTTATAAAAAAGCCCATACTTGGTTTATCCAGTATGGGCTTTTTCATTTTTGGACACTTAGGAGATAACACATTAATCAACAAATTTACTCTAGCATAGTAAATTTTTTATGGGTAGAGAATGATATTATTATTAAACGGTAGGGCATCCCTGCCAAAAATTCAAACAGTGTAAATGCGAAAGTTTGGCGACCAGTCATTTACAGCTAAAGATTCCCTTGAACATCGTGTTTCTAGGGCAACTACTACACAGTCATAACAACTATGAGAAGGCTCATTATATCATGCCAAGCCTAAAAGAAAACAAGCAACATACCTGCTTTCACTCATTATTAATCCTGTTTCGCTTTATCAAAATGGACTTTTGTATTCAAGGAGATGAATTTTATGTCAATTGAAAAACTGGATATTGCCAAACTCACGCAAGAAAAAATCCCTTTTACCATGCACTTAAATTACGTGCTGCAAAACGTCCGGCATCCTTTGGCACTTGCTATTTGGGTTTACCTCACGAGCCTACCGGAAGGGTGGGAAGTCCACCGCAATCAACTGATGGAACACTTCAACGTAGGACGTGACAAATTAAAGGACGCTTTATCATATCTGCACAAAAACTACCTACTTGAATACTCACAAGATAAATTAGAGGACGGAACATTCGGAACAAGTCACATTTTAGTCAAAAGCGGTCATGAATTTGAAGTTATCCACAGAAACGCCACCGGTGGACTGAAAAACCGTTGGACGGAAAAACCGTTGGACGGGAAAACAGCACCTATAAAAGAAATAAGAAATACAAAAGAAGTAAGAGATAAAAATAAAAGCTTTTGTGCTACTGCACAAAAAAAACCCAAAAGCGAATGGCGAAAAGAGAATGCGAAGGTGCATGAGTTCGCAGAGAGTAAAAACAATCAGGTTGCAGGCAAGCAACAGATGGAACGGGAGGCGAAGCACATCGAAGAAAGCGAAGCCTTCAAAAGATCGGCTATGCCTGATGCCTTGCGTGAACAAATCAAAAGTTTGAAATGTACACTGCCAGGGCATTGATGATGGCGACTCCTAAAACAATAACTGAATGTAAGACCATGCTTTTTAAGGTGGCAATCAAGCATGGCATCGCGCCTAAACTGATTTCTGGTTTGCTCTTGAGCAATGAGGACAAAGAGGATATGTTAAACGGGCTGGTTACATTTGAAACGCTCGATTGTCACGTCAAGGTGTGGAAAGAGTATGGAATGTGCAACTACGCAGATGGCACCATGAAGCCATACGAGCATTTTAAGGCGTATGTCTCTCAAGGGTAGGTTAGGGTAGGTAAGAGATGAGATCGTTCAACAGCGGCCAAAAATACCCCCTAGAAATCGATTTTTAAATGACAGGAAGTATCGATAATGAAAAATGGAATTGTAAAATGGTTTAACGACCAAAAAGGATTCGGATTTATTGCCTCAGACAACCAGGATTACTTTGTGCATTTTAAAGAAATCCAGGGTCAAGGCTTCAAGAGTTTAAAAGAAGGTGACAAGGTTAGTTTTGAATCAGGCTCATCACCGAAAGGCCCTATTGCCAAAAATGTAGTTGTCTTAGGCTAGTGCAATACACAAGACCACAATTGCCCCCACTATTTTCAAAAAAAGTAGTGGGGAGTAAAATATTAATCCAATCCAGAAAACACATTTTATAAATTTAGATAGGCCCATGGGCTGGTACTCCGTAGTAGTAACTGGCGGGTTTTATATGGCCACCATCGTCGTTTAAATCATAAATGGCATCATCAATCAAAGCTTGCATTTCTTTGGTCATGTAATCCGTGACACAATCACGCCATACATCATTGAATTCTATTTGAGCATCCTTGTCGGTTGAATTTGATAAATATTTATTCAAAGCTGGTAACATTTTAGAATCCCAATATTTGTTATCAGGGCCAGTCGCTTCGGCTGCGTAGTAGTCTTTATGCGCCATGATAAGCGCTGCAAATTCATGTTGCATAAAATCGGGCAGTTCTGTCACCTCTAAGCTGTAAAATTCATCACAGTTATCGAATGTGGCATAATTATTTACACAATCTCTTGCAAATCTTTCTAATTGGTTCATCGTTATCACTCCTTGTGAAAGTTAAATCCGTTTAGGTGTGGCGACAATGAAACTGCCACAACAGTTGTACACATCGTATCCTATAAATTGATCATCCTCATATGGTGTAAATGAATCACGGCTATCACGCACTAACCAGATACCATGATAACCGAGTGTGTTTTCATTCATGGCGGTGCGGGCTTCAATTTCTTCGCGTGTACGTCCTTTTTCTATGCCGTAAATATAATCATGTTCACTAGGTATGCGCTTTTCTATTGGTTTAAAAACACGGGCAGATTTTGGGGCATATTCAACACAATCTGTCATGCCATCAAAACTTGAGATGCATTGTATAAAAAGCTTACCTTCATTTTTTTTCATAAAGCTTTTAAATGTCGCCAGCGTAATTCGTTTTGTTTTGTTCATTTTCTTGCCCTCAGTTCGTTGTTGATAAAGCTAGTATGCCAACACTTGGAATACATGTCAACACTTGTTATATCAACAATTGGAATATTTACCGCAATTGCGGTGATGCGTACTGCAACTGCGGTGGTCACTGCCACGCTGATACGCAAAATCGGTGGCTATTGATTCACTTTCGTTCACAACTGCTTGACTTTTGTGATATTGTTAATTTGCTAGCGTAGGGAGAACGTAAAAGCAGTTATTAATCGATTAATACCACAGGGAGTACAATTTATGAGCGATGTTAAAGACTACACAGACGATGCGGGCAATAGCCATTATTGTGGCGTGCCTAGCGAGTACGGCAAGCGCGTTGATTCACAAAACAAAATGCAGCCTAAATATTGCGAGCCAGGGGAAGCCACTGGCGAGATGAAAGGCGAGAAAAGCAACGCACAAAAAGGGCCGTAACTAATGGCCTCTCCGAAAAAGAAAACGGAGAAAAAGAAAGTAGGTAGGCCGACTCTTTTTACCCAAGAGTTGGCCGATCTTATTTGCGAGCGCGTCGCAACTTCCACGATGGGTCTTGCGCGTCTCTGCGCACTCCACCAAGACATGCCCGATAAGACCACGGTTAATCTGTGGCGCTATAAATATTCCGAATTTTCCACCCAATACGCACAAGCTAAACTCGTCCAGGCTGATTTGCTTGCTGAGGAGATGCTTGACATTGCCGATGATGGGTCGAATGACTGGATGGAAACGTTAGGTGATGATGATACACCGATAGGCTGGAAACTAAATGGCGAGCATGTGCAACGGTCACGCTTGCGGATTGATACCCGAAAGTTTTTAGCTGCTAAATTATTGCCCAAACAATATGGACAACATGCAGAGGAAGACAAGCAGGTTGATAAAAGTGTCGTTGAGATGCTTATTGATAAACTGGCGGAATAGCAATGGATGAAGCTAAATTAATACGCGTACTAAAAAACCTTCCGTTATTTGCGAAAAACTTTCTTATCATCCATGACAAATCAGGTGTTGAGCGTAAGTTCGAGATGAACCGCGCACAACTCTACATCCATGAACGATTGGAAGCCCAATTAAAAGCAACCGGCAAAGTACGAGCGCTTATTTTAAAAGGTAGGCAACAAGGCGTTTCAACGTATGTACAGGCGCGATACTTTCACAAGATCGTCACCAAGAAAGGCAAGAAAGCTTTTATTTTGACACATCTATCTGATGCCACTAGTGCCATCTTTGAGATGACAAAGCGCTACAGTGAAAACATAGACAATGCTTTGTTCCCGCAACCTGACAAGAAAAACGACAATAAGCTGATGTACAACGGTTTGGGGTCTGGCTATCGTGTGGGAACCGCTGGTAGTGCTGAAATTGGACGCTCGATGACTAACCAATATTTGCACCTATCGGAGTATGCGTTCTATAAAGATGCGGCACGCATCAGCATGGGTTTATTGCAAACGGTTGCGGAGATGGCAGACACCGAAGTCATCAAAGAATCAACCGCAAACGGTATTGATAATGATTTCTATTCAGATTGGAAGGAAGCCAAAAACGGTAAGACCAGATACCAGGCCATCTTTGTTCCTTGGTATTGGCAGGATGAATATTGCATTGATGACCCTAACTTTAAACCCAATGATGAGGAAACCGAATGGCTGGAAAAGTTTGCATCCAATGGGTTGCGCCCTGGTCATCTCCACTGGCGACGCATCAAGCTACAGGATTTCAAAGGGGATGATGACCAAAAGTGCCGGAAGTTTCGCCAGGAATATCCATTCACTGATGATGAAGCTTTCCTGTCATCCATTACCGATACATTCATTCATGTAGATGCGGTGCAACGTGCCAGAGTCACCAAGGTAGACAGCGATGCAGCATTAGTGATTGGGGTTGACCCATCCCGCATGGGTGATGATCGAATTGCCATTATCAGGCGCAAAGGTCGAAAGGCATACAAGCTTGAGACGCATTACAATATCGATACAATGGAATTGGCCGGTATGGTTAAACGCATCATTGACAATGAGCGTCCAAAACGTGTTTGTATAGATTGTATTGGTATTGGTGCTGGTGTCGTTGATCGCTTGCATGAACTTGGCTATACCTCAGTGGTCATCGGGGTTAATGTGGCAAGAAAGCCAGAGCAACCGAAGAAATACCGAAACACACGCGCTGAGTTATGGGATAGAACAAGAGAATGGCTTACTCAAGATATGCCGGTTGAAATACCTGATAGTGATGAGTTGCAGACTGATTTGACAGTCTTTGGTTACAAGTACGATTCAAGCGATAGATTATTGATTGAGAGTAAAGAGGACATGAAAAAGCGTGGGTGCTTATCGCCAGATTGCGGTGAAGCACTTATGCTAACATTCCACGGTGGGGAATATGTGACAGAGGGGAATTATCAGGTAACAAGATTGCCAGAGCGACACGCTGGAATGCTGATTTAAGGTTGACAATCGAACGTGTTAAAGTTGTCAATCAACTACGGAATAGTTGACAAATCACAAAGGAATGACCATGGCCAGACTGAATGAAAAGGTAGCGCGTCAAGCTCGTATTGCTTATGAGAAGTTCTACGAGTCGTTCAAGCAAAATATCGATTTATACCATCTCATGCACAACTTCGTTTTAGGCTCGCAGTGGTCGGACGAAGAAGAAGACGACATGATTAAAACCTATCGCAAGGTGCCGCTAACCTCAAACAAACTTGGCACCATGGCCAATTCATTGCTGGGTGAGCAACAACAAAATACCCCACAATTGCAAGTTGTGCCAATGACTGGCTGTGATGAAAAGGTTGCATCCTTACGTGAGATCATCACCAAAGATATTATGTTTTCATCCGCTGCAACTCTTGCATATCAAGTCTCAGCCGGACAAGCGGCCATTGGTGGTTACAGTGCATATTGTCTTGGTACAGATTATACGTTTAGCAAGTCATTTAATCTTGATATTGAATACTACTATTTCAGGGATGCAACCCGCTGTTATTGGGATTTGGGTGCGGAAACCATCAGCAAAACAGATGGTACACATTGTGGTTACCTATCCCGCATGACTCGCCAGAAATTCCGTGACGTTTACGGGAAAGAGATTGAGCAAAATATTTTGAAATCAAGCAGCATCACCCAGACTGAGGAAGAAATCGCGCTTGCTGTCGAGCCGAATGATTCTGGTAACCCCTTTATGTGGGCTGATGATGAATCCATCACGATCATTGACCACTATGTGCGTAAGTATGAAAAGGACACGCTTTACAAGCTATCCAATGGCAACGTGCTAAACCAGGAAGAAATGGACGAGATGATCGAAAAGTCCAAGGAGATCAACGCACGTAATGCTGAGATGCAATCTCAAATGGCAGCGCTTGAAGCGTATGGCATGGGTGGACAACCAGATCAAATGGGCGGTCAACCTGATTTGGCTGCACAACTTGCCCAGATGGGTCAAGGACAGCAACCGCCAATGGATGAAACACGCACCAACCCAACCGGCCAGCAATATGACCCGCAAGGTTATGGCATGGATGGTGACCATGACATCTTGCCACAAGATACTGGTGTTGATGTTACCCCAAGCGATAAATCAGCGGTGCTACCTGATGATGATGAACGTATTACGCTGTGGGATGATGGCGAGATGGTACGTATTGAAGAAAAGCGCCCATCCAAAAAACATAAAATTATTCATTATCGCATAGCAGGTGAATATGAACTTGATAAAACAGAATTCCCAAGCGAGCAATTGCCTTTGGTGTTCGTTGATAACAATTCTTACTATGACAAATCCGGTAAGCAAATCACACGATCATTTTTTGGTGACTGTCGTGATACTCAAAGGTATATCAATTATCTTCGTACACAATCAGCATATATCCTCAAGGTGTCGCGTTACGATCAATGGATTGGGCCAAAGACTGTGGTTCAAGGGTTAGATACTCAACGTAATTGGAAAGACCCAACCAATACACAGGGATTGCTAGCTTATGACAAAGACCCCGACGGACTTAAACCTGAGCAAGTGCGACCGCCTGAATTGTCACAATCTCTTTTCCAGCAATACGAACTCGCCATCCAAGACTTGTACACATCAACCGGATTGTATCCTGCTAGAATGGGCAACAACGGTGATGAAGCATCAGGCAAAGCTATTGATGCCCGTACAAGACAAGGCAGTTATGCTACGTATGTGTTTTTTAATTCAATCAATCGTGCCATTGCCACTGGCGGTGAAATCGTCAACGAAATGATACCGCGTGTTTATGATAGTGAGCGTGTCATGACGTTGATGATGCCTGATAAAGGTATGCAAAATGTGAAGATAAACCGTCAAACGGATGAGTACGGCGAGCAAATTGAAAATGACATCAGAAAAGGCACCTATCAAGTCAGATTGAAACCTGGTCCATCCTACGAAGGCCAGAAAGAGCAAGCCTTGCAATCACTTCGTGAAGTGCTGCAAGTTGACCCAACCACATTCAATTTGGTTGCCGACCTATACGCTGAAAATCTACCGCTTGCTAACACCATTGAGATTAAAAACCGTCTCAAGACACGTGTATCACCTCAAATCATCGAAGCTGGTAAGACAGGGGAAATGCCAAAACAACAAGGGCCTACACCTGAGCAAGAAGCATTACAAGTTGAGCAACAATATAAACAGGCACAAATACAAATTAAGCAGCAAGAATTGGTGTTAAAGCAGAAACAAGCGCAAGCAGATATTGAAATGGAACAGATGAAACTTGAGATTGCCAAGCTTGAAGCAGCAGCGGGTATTGAAGAAGGCAAGATGCGTTTCATGGCTGAAACTCAGCGTACCCAAACTGATAAAGAAGTGGCACACGCAGATAATTTGGTGAAAATTTTAACATCTAAGATTCAATAAACCAACGTAGAGAGAGGGAACTATGAGTAATATAAGCAGCATCGATGACTTGTTAGCAGGGATGGGTAACACACAGCAAGCAACAACGCCTGAGCATAAGGAGAAAGCCCAAAAGCAACAGGAAGAAAAGGCACCGGTTGAAGAATTGGAAGATGATAACACAAGCTACGAGGATTCAGACGACCATGCCGATGATACAGACGATCATGTCAGTGATTCTGACGACGATGCCGATGATGAGTCGGACAATGAAGCCGATGAATCCGAAGATGATGAAAATGATTCTGATGTAGATGAGTATGGCAACAAAAAAGAACGCATGAGCAAAGGCATGAAAGAACGCCTGGAACGTAAAGACAAGCAATATCAACGTGAGATTGAGCAACGTGATAGGGAATTGCAAGCGCTACGTCAACAACTGTCGAACCAAGGCGCTAGTAAAGAAGTCCAGCAAGCGGTCAAAGATTTCAAATATGACCCAAATGAGGAAGTATCTTGGGAGCAACAACTATCGGATTTTGTGAAGCAGACGGTAACCAATTTACAACAAGATGAGCAACGTGTTGCCCGTGAACGTAAAGAGCAAGCAGCCCATCAAGAGTTTGTACAGAAATTCCAGAAAGGTATGGAACGCTTCACTGATTTTCGTGAGGTTGTCGGTTCACAGCCCATGGATGATGCCATGACATTATCACTGCGTGGCATGAATGACCCTACCGCTTTTATTTATGCAGCAAGCAAACGTGAACCGAAAGAACTTGAGCGTATTTCTCAATTACCCGACCCTTACGCACGCATGGTGGAAATGGGTAAATTAGAACAACGCATGAGGCGAGGCAAGAGCGTTACCAAGGCACCAAGACCATTGGGGCGAACGAAAGAGGACACAACCGCGAAAGTAAAACCGAAACAAAAGGATACGTCAGGCGATGATTTGTTGGCGAAAGCTGATGCAAAGCGTCTCTCAACTGTTAGAAAACGTCATAGTGCTAATCGATAAAGGAGTTTAAAAAATGGTTTTAGATATTCGTTTGGATTTCATCACTAAAATTGACCCGCAATATATTGAAGCAATGATTAATATTCGTCAAAACTTCATTGAACTGGATAATTTGTTGACAGGCATGGCCTTAGAAGCTGAAAGCAAAAAAGATGGTGCTGCATCACGGTGTGTTGCTTTGGCGCGTACTGCTAATGAATCAGCATGTCAATCTACCATTAAGGCGCTATGTCTTTTAGGTGAAGCAAAAGGTTAGTGATAAACAGACCGAATTCGGTTATCACAAAACCGAATTCGGTTTACTTGGACTTGACATTTGACAAAACCCTATACAAAAGACTACATTAAGCTTGATGCGTAAGGGATTCCATCACCCACAAATAAATAGACGCGTATGTTGTTAGTAGTCGCCCGTCGGACGAATGAAAGTAAATAGGCGCTCATAAGAGCAATTATCTAAAACATTTGTTTGTTCAGGGAGAACAACGCATGGCTAATTTATTTAGAGAAAGTCAGTACGTTCTGGATGACGTATTTGTACGTTTCTGGAACAGTTTATCATTCGCAAGAACAGCTAATCGTAATCTTGAAGGCGACTTCAAAAACCTACGCTTTGCAACCGGTCAGACCCTAGACTATCGTTTAGAAGAAAGATATTTAGGCGGTGAAGGTGCATCAGCGACAGCCGAAGCTCGTGTACAGATCATCAGACCTTTAAGCATTACGAAGCAGTTTCGTATCATGCTTGAATACACAGGTTTTAACTTAACCTTTGATCGTGCGCGTGACGAACCTTACCTTGAGATGGCAAACGCACCACGTGCCAAGCGCCTTGGTAACATGGTTGAGCGTTTCATTGCCGAAGAATTCCAAAACAAAACCTACCAAGCAGTCGGTACACCTGGCGTGCCAGTAGACTTCAACACGATTTTAAGTGCTGATGCCTACATGACAGAACTTGCTATCCCAGAAGATGGCAAACGCTATGTCGGTGCGGGTCCTCGTGTGACTGCTAACCTGTCAAATGATCTTTACAATACTTTCAACAACACGGTTAATACCGGTGCGTTGATTGATGGTTTTGTAGGCCATTTATCAGGGTTTGATTTCTTCAAGACCAATTTCTTGAAGCGTCAAATTGCAGGTTTAGGTCAGGCAGGTGGTACACCACCCGCAGGATTTAAACTTGGTGGTGTGGTAACTAACGGTCCGATCGTGAGTGGTAACACGATTTCCGTTGGTAGTTTAGGTCAAGCCCCAGGCGCACTCGTGTTCAGACTTGGCGACATCATCGAAGTTGATGATGACGACGGTGTGTTCATGATTAATCCTTTGACCTACGAAGCATTAGAGCAACGCGCACAGTTCGTTGTCACTGCTGATGTTATATCAGCGGATGGTGCAACGGCTGACATCCCTGTCAATCCAACCATTGTTATCGATGGCGCACGTCAAAACATATCTGCTGCTATTCCTAATGGCGCTCAGATGTTATTGCGTGATTCACATAACGTATCGTTGGCTTATCACACTCAAGCTGTGGTATTTGCAGCGCCGCCAATCAAAGAATTACGCGGTGGTGTTGAAGCAGTTACCCGTTATTCCGACTTGTACAAGTTGGCAATGACGTATTCCTTGGGTGCTGACATCAGGAACTACGAACAGTTAGACCGTATCGACGTTATTTGCGGTGTCGCAATTAACCCAGAATTTGCGGTTCGTATCTGCTCGTAAGCTAATGGTTGCCCCTCGTTATGCGGGGGGCATTCTCTTTTAAAAGGAAATGTTGCATGAAAGGAACACCAGCAATTTATTTAGGCAAATTAGTCGATAAAGCTAAGTTTCGTACCAATATTTACGATACCACCGGTAAAAAGAAACTTGTTGAGTCATGGGCTGAGTATGAAGCTGCGATGCAATCTGGCCTTTGGTTTGCGACTAAAGAAGATGCGATGGAAAGCACGGAATTGGCAAAAGATTTGGAGAAAAGCGAAGATGATGCAACATCCAAGCCTAAATCCAAATACAAGCCAAGGTCCAAGTCCAAGGCCAAGCCCATGAAGGTTGAGCCAGTGGAAGAAACAAGTGATGAAGATTTTAATGATGGATTAAATGATTCTCTTGGTGAAGATGTTTTTGAGGTCACCGACGAAAATCGGTAAGGGGTAGACATGGCAAGTACCGTGCGACAATTCGTATTTGATATGTACCGTCTTATCACGGCATCAACGCCGACCGTGCCGTTGCATGGTGACGATGAAAATTTAGCTATTCGTACTCTCAATCGGATTCTTGCTGAATATGCTTCAACCGGTCTGCTTTTGACAATTGCCAAAACCGTGTCGGTTGATATTAACTTGCCAGTTAAAGAGATTTATTTTGTATCACCCAATTACGTTGGGCCTGTGACCACGCAACAGGAAACTTGCACCCTAACTGCGGTGTCGCCAAGTTTTAACGTGGTGGATGGGTCGCTTTATAACGTAGGCGATGGCGTTTCAGGTGGGGGAATTCCAGCCGGTGCAGAGATTTTAACGATAGTGGGCAACGTGGTCACGATGACCTTGAATGCCACACTAACTGGCGCATCCGTTCTTACCTTTTCACAGGAAATACCTACGCCAAATGTTGCTTATATCAGGGAAGGCCGACTCGCTAACTTGGACAGCGCATGGCTTCAATTAAATGGTGTCACCTACCCCTTGATTGACCAAAGCAGGGATGAATTCTTGGCGGCATGGAAATATGAACCCCTACAGGGTTTGCCGCGCTTTATTATTACTTTCCCCGAAACGCAAGTGGTAAGGGCGCAACTTTATCCTGCGCCTAGCCAGTTTTATACATTCTACGCACGGGGAAAGTTTCAGAAATTGCCATTAACCGCTAATGATACGCTGGAAGGATTGCCAGATTATCAAGAGTTATTTTTGCTCTATGCAACAGCAAAATACGTGGCTAAGTTTAAAGGACGTGGGTCTGCATGGACGCAAGATTTGGAAGCAGACTATCGGGAGCTAAAATCCAAAATGGAAGCGGCTTCCGAGGTCAATCTATCAATTGCCGGCGATGAGCAAAGTTTACTCAATGGCGCATGGCGTGTCAGGGCGGGTGTTTAATGAGTGCTGCCAGACAAGATTTAGCCAAAACTGAGCAATTACCCATATTCTGCTATTACGACAAGCAGCGATTTCCACAATTTGGCGCGATGGATTGCGCGAACTGGTATGGGATACAAGTTGAGTCGGGCAAGAAAAAACAGGCACTTTATCCGGCCATGGGTCGCCAGCATGTAAGATTTCTTAATCAGAATCGATTGGTATTCAATGCGCAACCCCGTGTTGAGTACAAATCCATCAATTATTTGTATGTGGTAGATGGCACAACCGTCTATCAATACGACCGGTTTTATAACCGAAAAGTTTTACCGATCAGCGTGGCATTGGGTACACCCATTTGGTTTGCGACCCTTGCTGTTGGCACGATGGTTTACAATATGATGACGGATGGCAACCAAATCTTCATTATCAAAGAAGATGGCGCATCCGTCACAACCGAGGTGGTTACCGACCCGAACGCCCCAGGTGGCTCAACCACTGGTGGAAAACCTCTCTACGTTGCGGCGTTCGGTAACCGCTTTGTGGTAAGCGTAGCAGGTACACCTGATTTTTATTTAACGACAACCAATCTTTCCGGTACGGCAAGTACCTATTTTACCGTTAATGGTCAAGCGTTGAATGCCCGTGCATCAGGTGTCATCGGGCAATTTGCAGTCTTGCATAATCAGTTATATATCATGTGTGATTTCACCACAGATGTGTGGGCCAACATTATCACGCAAATCACAGTTGGGAGCGTAACTAGGGAATTCCCATGGAAGTTGAATAGCTCGTACAACTTCGATTTTGGGATTGCTGACCCCAATAGCTTATCAGTTAGCTTTGGCATGATGGTCTGGCTTGCTAAAAATTCCGATGGCTTGGTGTCATTTATGATGAGTAACGGCCAAACACCACAGGATATATCCTCTCAGGCGATTAATGTCTTACTTGAGAATTCAACGCATCCAGAAACATTAAGTCCATTTTTAGTCACCGAAGTAGATGGATTTTTATATCAATATGAAAATACCATTTTCTATCGCGCCGCTGCCGGTACATTTGTTGGGTTTGGTGATGTGGATATTACGGATAACGCCAATTCCATTGAATATAATTTTGAAACCCAAACATGGGGTCGCTGCATTGAATTAAACGGTGAGCGAAACCGTATTAAAAAACACGTTTATTTTAACAATCAGCATTTAGTGATAGTGCAAGATGACCCAGCCATCTATCAGATGGCCGGTAATATTTATCACAATGAATTGCGCAATCCAAATCAACCTGATGAACAGGCAGATGATGCGTTTTTAAAATACCCGATGCGCTATGAATTGGTGACAAAGCAAATATTCCTCGATGATTATGCGGAGTTTGCCGATGAATATGTTGAAATCGATTTTGTCTTTGGGAATCAAACTTTTTATCGAAACTGTTCTCCTTTTCTTAATACTACCTTTATTGTTGGCGAAGATAGTACGCCTGAAAACCCAATTTACATGCTTACGGAAGATGACAAGTACATTATTGCGGAAGGTAGCAACACACCAACTTTTGACGATAATCATTATTGTGATTTATTTAAGCCTCACCTTGAGCTGTATTTTTCTGATGATGGAGGAGAAACCTTTTTACCGGCAGACCTTCGAGAATTTAGTCCATTAGGAAACTACCGATGGCGAATGCGATGGTATGAGCTGGGATGCTCAAGGAATCGATGTTATCGACTTGTGTGCGTTTCATCAGCCCCTATTGTTATTTTAGGCGGTGTGCGTAATACGAAAAGGGTATCGGGAGGGGCAAATTAATGACCCTTTTTCTTGACAGAATCGATGCGGTGCCAGTGGCTAGTAACACGCAATTCGACCCGCAATTTTTGCAATGGCTTTGGGTATTGGTCGATGCGTTAAATGAAAATTGGGCTGATATTCAGCTTGCATTAAATTTATTGACTGCCATGAGTTACACACAGGCTGAAATTGTAGCACTGGATGGTGCGGGTCAGTTGAATAACGGCGTACTACTTTATGACACGACTAATGACGAATATGTAGGACGACAGGCGGGTTCGCTGGTAAAATTTACAACGACCGCATATCCATAAGGAGATGATATGAGCTGGTTAGACCCATTTGGTGTTGGGGATATGGCAGATAGCTTTCTGCACCCCGAAAAAGGATACAAAAAAGGCCAAGAGCAACTTGATAAATATTACAAAGATGCTCAGGGGAATTTACAACCCTACAATCAGTTTGGGCAACAGGCTTATGGCAATTATTCTGATGCCATGAAGCGTTTGCTTGACCCCGCTGGATTACAGGCTGAGTGGGAAAAAGGGTATTCTGAATCCCCATCAGCTAAATATGCGGAAGGTTTGGCACAAGAACATGGCCTTGATGCAGCAAGCGGTTTGGGTCTTATGGGTTCCAACACTGCCTTAAGCGCTATTCAAGGTGGCACCTCTCAGATTGGACTGGATGACCGGCAACGGTACATGGATAACCTCATGCAGAAATATTTAGCTGGCGCTGGTATTGCTGGCAACATATTTGGCACGGGCGCAAATGCTGCCGGTGGCATGGCAAATAATGCGATGAACATGGGGCAAAATTCAGCGCAAATGGCCTTTGGCCAACAAAATGCACCTGGTAATCTTTTCGGTAATCTTTTAGGTACCGGCATTGGATTTATGGCCGGTGGCCCTGCGGGGGCGGCGGCTGGCGCTGGGGCAACCGGTGGCGGCGGGTGGTCTACGGGAGGTAGATAATGGCTATTAATGTACCTATGCCTGATTTGCCAGGTAATAGCTTGATGAAGGGTGTTGATACCGGTTCCAGCTTGTGGAGTCGCATCATGCAACCTGCTATCGAGCGCGAACGTATGCAGCAACAGCAACAGCAATTTTTGCAAAATCTTGCTTTGCAAAAGCAAGCACAAGGTCGTGCGCAGCAATTATTGCCACTCATGATTCAGCAATATCAGGATGCCCACCGTACAGCCCAAAGCGAGGCTCAATTTAAAGAGATGTATCGTAATTTGATTCGGGATGCGGTAAGTCCTGATGCTGGCACGCAACCTGCACCCAATACGCCATTGATGTCACCTCAAGCTGGCGCACAGGCTGATGCGATGCTTGGCGGCCAACCTGGAATGGGTCAACCTGCTAATGTGGCACCACCCGTACCAGGTGCAAGCGGTATGGCACCTAATTCGCCAAATATGCCCGCAGCAGCACCACCTGCACCGGCGATTCCAGGTAATATGATGCCCAACATGGCAACTACGCAAGAACGTGAATTGCGACCTGGTAATCCAAGGCTGTCAAAACTAGATCAGATTGCAGGGTTAGTACCTGGCATCCCAAAGCCAACTCAGCATATTCAAAATGGGATGGTATTTACGACCTATCCTAGTGGGCGCATGACTGTGCAGCAAGTACAAGGACAAGCTGGTCAAACTCAAGGTGAGCGCAATGTTTCAGCAAAAGAAGCATCCAAAATTCGAGATCAGGCAACCGCTTTAATCAACAGTGCGAATCTGGTTAATCAGGGTTATGAATTGCTGGATAACAACGACGATTTAACCGGTATTGGGTCTGGTATAGTCTCTGGTTTAAATTTATCGAGTAACCCAGAACTTGGGAAGTTTACCTCAGTGACAGGTAAGTTACAGGCAGAACTTGGCAAATATGCGGCCTCTCGTGGTGGCATACAGGCAGTTAAATGGGCCGGAAGTGTCAAGCCCAGCACATGGAAGCCAGAGGATTACAATTATGGTATGTTTGAAGGCATTGAGCGTAATTTAAAAGACGACTATGCGACATTAAATGCCCAATATAAGGCAGCCACAGGTGAGGATTTACCGGTGCCGCTTCCTCAAGTCACTCGCAAGTCAAAAGGGAAAGTCGGTAGTGGTGAATCATCCACTGGCGATAAAAAAGTTAAAAAGGTATGGAAACTCGTCAATGGCGAATTAGTTTAAGGACGAACTGATGGTTCAACAGGTCGATGTTAATGGCGAAATACATGAATTCCCTGATGAGGCAACGCCTGACATGATGAAGGCGGCACTCAAAAAGGATATTGCTCGCCAGCAATTTATAGATGCCACTCAAAATGGCATTTTTGATCGACCAATTAAAAAACTTGGGCAAGATGCGTGGGGTCTTGCTAAAAATGTTGCTGGCACCGCCCAAAGAGGCATTCCCGCACTTATCAATCAAGGTGTTTCTCATCCTGGTACCGCATTAAAAAACGTGGGTGCAGGGCTTTCCAGTATTCCATTTAACATGATGAATGCACTTTTGAATGTACCGCAATATGTAGTTGGCCTCGAATCAAAAGGCGGTTCAGACTTTTTGAAAAAATACACTCCCGAAGTACCGGTTGAGGGTATCGTTAATGCAAATTGGGGTGAGCCTACTCAATCTGACCAGGCCGTGCGGGATGTTGCAGCATTAGCACCGATATTAGGGCCTTTGGGCAAAGCTGGTGGAAAAGCGGCTATTGGCGGTGTAACGAAAGGTGCAAGTCGCGTCATTGGTAAAACCGACCCTGTGCTGCAAGCCACTGAGGAAGCGCTTACTGGATTGGGTGCAAGTAAAGAGGCCGAAGTCGAACAGGCAACGACGGCAGCACAAGCGGCTGATGAAGCCAGTAAACAAGCTATTGCGGAATCAAAGCAACAAGTCGGTAAATCCGATGCGGATTTGATGCAATATAATGTGAGCAACCGACAAAAAGCGATTGATGAACTAACGAATCAAAACGCCGCTTTAAAAGATCAACTTTCTCAAGTAAAGCCAGAGGAAGGCGCTGTTGATAAAGCGCAATCAAAAGTTTTAGCACGCCAAGAAGCACAATTAAAAGCGCTGCAAGATGCTGAGGAAAATGATGCGGCATATAGCGGTGCTATCGAGCAATCGAAACAGCAAACGGGAAAATCAAATCCAGATTTAATGCAAAATGCGGCTGAAAAAAGGCAGCAAGACATTAGCGGGATGATGGATGAAGCAAACGCACTTCAAGAACAACTTACCAGTACCAAAGTTGGTGAAGCGGAAGTGCCACAAGCCGAAGAAAACTTGAATGCAGCACAATTTCATCAACAAAATTCTGAGAATACCGCAAACAGTATTGAGTCAAACATTGGTCAATTCCTAAATCAAGGTGCCGCGCACGATGTGCGTGCAGCGCAAGGGATTGCAAATCGCGTCCAATCAATCGAAGATTATTGGAATAACGCTTATAAAACATTCCAAAGTAACATTGCTGATGCCAATTTTCAGATGCCACAAACGGCTATGGAAAAGCTTGATTATGATGCAATGTCACCGAGCCAACTTATTCAAACATTTGGTGCCGATGCTTTTGAGGCATTGAAAAAAGGCAAGATGGATGAGTTTATCAAAAAACAAAAAATCAGTGATACAAAACAAGCTGTGGGTACGAATCCATATTTACAAACACTGATGGAAGTCGCGCCCACTATTACTGATACGAATGCGGCTGATTTTTTAGCGAAATACAAAGACTTTCGTGACCGTACATTTAAGTTAAGCCAGCGTTTGCGTGACCCACGCGTTGAAGAAGTGGAAAAGCAAAAAATGCAAGATGCTTTATCACAGGCACGAAAGATGCAAACCCAAATGAAAGAGGTACTCGATGCTGGATTGGGTGAATACAAGCCTGAGTTTGAGCGCGTAAATAAAGGGTATTCAGAGCAAATCTATCCATTGCGTGATAATCCCGTTGTCCAAAAAGCACAAGAAGGGAAATTATCTGACAATATCATAAAATCCTTGCGTACCAATGAAGAAGGAATGCCACTGGTACGTGAACTCGTTAAGCAAGACCCTGAATTGCTACGCAATATCATAGGACAGCGTTACTTTTCACCCACTGGCGCTAAATCTATCATGAATCCGAATGAGATGGTGCGCGAATATCTGGATGAAATGCCTCAATTAACGCGTATGTTAAATGAAAAGCAAACCGCTAATGAAGTGCTGGAAAAATCACGCGCCAATGCCAAAGCTGCTGAAAAACAACATGCAGAGATCGTAAAACGTCAAGCCCAATCACAAAAGATTGAAAGCAATTTAACTGAACTTAAAGACAAGATCGGCAAGAGCAAAAAGGAACTATCGACACTTGAAAAACACATTAGTACGTTGCGTGAGGCTGCCAGCAAAAAAAATCTATCATTAGAAAACAAAATGAAGATTGAAAAGCAACTTTCAGAGGCAAAAGCAGAACAGGCAGAGCTTCAAAAAAATCAAAATGAAGCTGAAAAAATAGAGAAAAAGATTAACGATTTGACCTCAGATATTGAGAAACACAATACAGAAATACCCAAATTGAAAGCGCATATTGAGAGATTGCAAGAGACGGCCAAGCAAAAAAATATTACGCTAAAAGCTAAAATGGAAGCAGAAAAAGAGTTGAAAGAATTACGCAGGAAATTGAAAGAGACTTCAACTAAACTTGATGAGAAAACGACAGGATTGAAAAAGTATTGGAGAATAGCTAAAACTATTTACCGTGTCGGAAGAAAGATTATTTAATTGACAGGGAGTCATTAATGGCAACATTAGGTGTAAGAGGTGCAAACCCAATTTGGTCGGAAGTAGACCTTCAAGGCCAGCTTTTTGATGACACGTTTTATTTATTCGTGTTGGAAAATACCATTCCTTATCAACCTGCCACCGTTTACCATGACCCTGATTTAAACGTGCCATGGACGAACCCAATACAATTTTTAGCGAATGGTACGTTGCCAGTGGATATTTATTTTGAGACTGATACGGTGTATCGGCTTGAATTTCGTCAAGGACCAACTCAGCAAGACCCGCTTATCTATGAAGTCAATAATTACGTGGCCGGTAGTGGTGGCTCAACCCCTGTTGATACAGTGGCATTTGCATCGAGTAATCAGGTTACCAACCCTCAGTTTGCTTTATTAAGTCTGGAAAACCCTGTCACCATTGGTGGCACGAATCCTGACCCCATTGAGATAGCACCAGGCTGGACACTTCTTTTATCGGGTACTGGTACCGTCACCATTACCCGTGTCGCACTCGATAATTCAAATGAAAACCCATCAAATGCGCCCTATGCCATTCAATTGACCATGAATGGCTGGACCGCTGATTCGGTGATGTTAAGGCAGCGATTTGAGCAAAATGGGATGTTATGGGCTAGTAAAAATGTTTCAACCACACTCACTGCTCGTTTGCAGGGAAGTCCACAGTCCATCAAGGCTGATTTGATCGATTCTAATAGCTCGGTGTTAGGCACAGTGTTGCCATTAACACCTATCAACGATTCATGGAACGAATACACCGGTTATGCTGAATTACCAGCCACCACGAATCCTGATACACCACCGGCCGCCTACATTGATTATCTGTTGCATTTGCCTAGCAATATTGATATTTACCTGACGAGTTTTCAGCTTGTTGTTCAAGACTTGCCTATTCAACCATCATTTGAACAAGACTCTATTAATCGCCAAATAGACCATACGTATAATACTGCTTATCCCATTGTGCCAGTTGGTGCGATTATTGATTATGCGGGTTTTGTAGTACCGGAACATTTTTACGTATGTGATGGTTCAGCAAAAGATCGTGTGCGAGACTATCTTTTATTTAACGCTTTAACCACGACTGAAACGGTGACTTTAACAAGCGGCGTTAATACATTTACTGTAGCTGATAGTTTTAATTATCGCGTAGGCGGTCCCGTTGAGGGAACGGGTATTCCGGCCGGTACAACAATCAGTAATATTGCTGGTACCACTATCACAATGTCTGCTAATGCAACAGCAACGGGGCCATCATTAGTTAGGTTTTTTGCATGGGGTGATGGGGATGGGTCAACGACATTTAATGTGCCAAATTTACAGGGGTTTGTGACAGCCGGTGCGAATGGAACATTATTTGCTGGTGTAAATAATGCGATTGGTTATGGTGCGGGTGAAGCAACGCATGTACTAACGATTGCTGAAATGCCAGCGCATACGCACACTGTGCCATTTAATATACCCAATAATGCTGTTTTATCGTCTGGTGGTGGCTTTAACTCGACTAACCAAAATGTAACAAACACGAGTAGTACGGGCAGTGGCGATGCCCATAATAATGTTCAGCCAACCTATTGCGTTAAAAAATGTATCAGGTATCAATAATCACAAGGACGGAAATATGACTATCAATTACAATGCAAATTACATCGAAACAATGCCATTTAGCGATACCTGTGGTCAGGTTCATTGTTTGGCTAATACAGAGGAAACTTTTACCGTTCCTGGCACCACTGAACAGCAATTCCAGGCTTATTTTGAGTATGCTTCCAATTCAAACGTATTTGTTCGTAATAATGCAACTCCAACGATACCTGCTGGCGGTACGGTTGGCACACAACAATACAATGAATTTAAGCCAAAAAAACGTTATGTTCGCGGAGGCGATGTACTGCATTTTATAACCCCTGATACGAATGCTTATATCGGCGTATCATTGAGAAAACTCCAAGGCTAATATCACAGAATCACAAGGAGTCGTGATGGTTGATACTATCAAGTTTAGTGAAATGACAGATGGCGGTGACATTGATAATAATAAAAAAGTGCCAGGTTTAAAGGATGGCGGTAATGTCCTTTTTAATAACCCGTGGACTTTTTTACCGCCTGGAACAACTGCGGAAAGGCCAACTCCTTCGGCTGAGATTAATTATCGTCTGCGTTTTAATACCGATGAACAACTCTATGAGTATTATGATGCAACTCTTGGTGCTTGGACGCAATTGCAAGAAAGTTTATTTACCGCCGGTCCATTTATTATTTATGAGGCCGACCCCAGTATTCCGGATGCGCAAAATCTAGGTGCTTTGGCAGATGGTATATTGAAACAAACTATCGTTGCCGGAGTTGCAACATTAGATATTGCTATTCCAGGTACGGATTATTATGGCCCTGGTGATAATGCCACATTTTCTGGCATTACCATGACTGGTAATATTGATATGGGTGGGTTTAAAGCCACCAATGCGGCTGACCCCACAAACCCACAAGATTATGCAACTAAATTTTATGTTGACCAAACCGCATTAAGTGGCAAATCAGTTTATGCAGCGACCACGACAAACTTGCTCGTTACTCAATCAGGGAGTGGGGTTGGTGCAACATTAACTGATGCCAGTGGCACATTTGCACCCTTGACTTTGGATGGCGAAGCAGTGCCACTTGGGGATGATTTTTTAGTCAAGGATTTAATATCGCCAGAAAATGAGGGGATATATACCTTAACCACCAATGGTGATGGTATTAGCATTCCTTGGCAGGGAACGCGTTCAATCAATTATGATACGCCATCACAAATTAATTCCACCGGTTTGATAGTCGTGAGAAATGGAACGACATTAGGCGGTACAACTTGGTATAACGCTGATACTATCGTCACTGTTGATACCACTCCATTTGATTATGTTCAATTTGGTAGTTCGTATGTTGAAAGTGTTACCGGAACCGCAAATCAAATTGATGTCGATAATACTGATCCTCAGAATCCTATATTGTCACTATCTGCAACCCTTGATGCGCCTGGCACCTTCACCATTCAAGGTACGGTTGCCCTAGATGCCATTATTGATGATGATACGTTTGCGACTGCTACAGATAGCAATGTACCAACAGCCGAATCTGTAAAAGCCTATGTTGATAATCTGGTGAATGTACCAAGCCCGACAAAACAAACGTTTATCACAGGTTCCGGAACTTATACAACGCCAGCCGGTGTTAAATGGTTACGTGTTCGCATGGTGGGTGCTGGTGCTGGCGGTCAAGGTAATTCCTCTAATGGTAATATCGTAACAACTGCTACCGTTGGTGGAAATACTACTTTTGGTGGCGCAACTGCCGGAGGCGGTCAAATCTCCACGACTGTTAATTATAATTCTGCATCAGGCGGTACTTTTAGTGGTTCTATTACTGGTGCGCTTTCTACTAATGCTATAACTGGTGGAAAAAGTGGCGGTGGTAGCCAAAATAATTCCACTGCTAATGTCAATCAATTAGCTGGTGGTTCAGGTGGCGCAAGTGCCTTTGGTGGCGGTGGCGGTGGTGCCTTAAATACAACTGGTACTGCGGCTGCGGCTTATGGTGCTGGTGGCGGTGGAGGGGGCACAACTACAAACGCGGGATACGTTTCTGGCGCTGGTGGCGGTGCAGGAGCTTATGGAGAAGCAATTGTGGCCACACCTTCTGCTTCTTATGCTTATGCTGTTGGTGCCGCTGGTGCTGGCGGTGTAGGCGCAAACTTTAATGGAGGAAACGGTGCCGGTGGCTTAATCATCGTCGAAGAATTTTATATTTAATTAATATAAAATGTAAAAAATATGAGAGTTGACTTTAATAAAAGGGAGCAAAAAGATGTCTGATTTAGAAAACGTAAAGCAAGAAAACGAAAAGTTAAAGAAGGAAAATGAATCTTTAAAGGTACAAATGATGAATAACAGTCAGGGTACCGATAATATTTCAAATCAGTTGGAAGCTTATAAAGGTGAGCTAACTGATGCTCGAAGTATATCATTTCAATTGCGCATGGCATTAGGTAAAGCAATAAATACCAACCAAGCCATGGCTGAAAGAATGAAGGTTTTAGAAGCACAAATTGATAAAATGAAAAAAGAAAAGACAGATTTAGTATCAGTCAATGATTTAGAAAGCAAGAAAAAGATAGCTTGACTATAGTATAATCGATACTGATTAAAATGGAGTTTACATCATGGGTAAGTTGTCAACAAAAGCACGGAAAGCGTTACCTAAATCTGACTTTGGCTTGCCTGGTCAAGAGAAGTATCCCATGCCCGACAAATCCCATGCTGCAAATGCCAAAGCCCGTGCTACTCAAATGGTGAAAAAAGGCAAGCTTTCACCTTCATCTAAAGCCAAAATCGATGCTAAGGCAAACCGTATTTTGGACAAAGGCCACCGTGGGGGAAAGGGATAATGAAACTTGAAAAAGGGAAAAAAGCTGCAACCAAAGCCGGAATGAAGCATAACGTAAAAACCATGGAAAAAGCTGGCTACTCCAAAAAACGTGCCGAAGGTACCGCCTATGGTGAAGTCGGAATGGAAAAAAAGGGTAGACGCAATGAGTCCAAAGGCATGAAACGTGCTATGGAAAAGAAAGGCTCAAAGCGATGAGAAAAACCGCTAACAAGTTATCTGAAAAGACAATTCGTAATTTGGGCGACAAGCAGCCAAAGCTTGTCAAAAGGAAAAAGCCCGTTAATGCAGGTCGTAAATAATCAAGGAGCGAAATCATGGCTTATGACGATGTTCCCCGTAAACCGATAGAAGTAAGAGAAGGAAAAGGAGCTGGTCGCGCTGGTCATGATGAGCTGATTGATCGTGCGGGTGACTCTGGCAAGTATGGCGTGCGTACTGATGCGGCAGCAGAGGGCGCGGGCTATTTAGGTGTAGATGATTTAGACCGTATCAGACGTAAAAACCTCAAACATAAAACCCGATAACTAAGGAGATAATGGATATGTCTATTACAGCAATTGGACGCTACTTTGTAGGTGACCCAAACATCGTTGCAGTCGTGACAGATGACACGTTAGCAACGATTACGACAGCCGGTTATTTAACTGGTGCTGCAATTAAAGCTGATATTGAAGCTTTGAATAATGGTGAATTTGAGTGGCTAGACACTGACATCGTTTTAATTTCATACGCACCTGATTTCATAGTGAATTGGTTTAAATACGACGCTGCTAACGCAACATTCGTGGCTAACCCTGCGGCTGGTGGTTTGAGCAATTCATTGTTAGACGGGCGTATATTTGTTGGTAACGTTTCTAACGTTGCAACAGGTGTTGTTATGTCTGGTGATGTCACCATCAGCAATGCCGGTGTAACGGCCATTGGTGCGGATAAAGTGCTTTCTTCCATGATTTCACCGTTGGTAAGAAAGTATGTTGCAGTACCAATCGCAGCAGCCGAGTTTAATGGCATGTATGCGGCTCCTGTTGAATTGGTTGCTGCCCCTGGCGCAGATACATTACTGGTATTAGACCAAGTACAGTTAGCAATGACCTACGGTGCAGCAGCGTATGCGGCTGGTGGTGTTGCGGCTGTACAGTATGATGACACAGCAAATGGTGCAGGTGTTATTGCCTCAACAACCTTGGCAGCCGCCGTGTTCCAAGCAACGGCTAGCACGACTTGGACATTCAATCCAGGTGTGGTTGCATTACCATTTGCTACAACTGTTAATACCGGACTCTATCTGTCTAATATCACAGGCGCGTTCACAACCGGTGATAGCGACATGGTAGCCCATGTTTGGTATAGAGAAATTCCAACAGCATAATCCTTCATGAGAATAAAAGGATTTGTTCTTGGATTAATGATACTCACTCTTGGTGGATGCTATGCTAACAAAGATAGCATTCACACAGAGTTTGCTAGCGCGTGTTGTATTAAGCCCTACCACGATTATATTTATAAAACCTGTAAGCAAATGAAATTCTCGATTAATAATCGTGAATTTGTCATACCCGCAAATTTTGAAACTGACCTTGCAAGCATTCCAAAAATAGCATGGCCAATCATGGCCCCTGCTCATTCATCATTAATTCGAGCCGCGATTGTTCATGACTGGTTTTATCGAAAAACCTGTGACTTTACGCGATATGAAACTGATTTGATTTTCTATCACATGCTAAAGAATGATGGCATATCCACGATAAGAGCATCCATCATGTATTACGCAGTACGTTTATTCGGATGGAATTATTATCAGGAGGATTACTGTGCTAAAGAATTTAAAGGAATGGGTGAAGAAATGCGAGGAGTGCGTCTTGCATCCTTATATCGATACAGCGGGGAAATTAACTATCGGATACGGCAGGAATCTTGATGATCGTGGCATTTCTCAAGCGGAAGCTGATTTCCTTTTTGATAATGATTTTGCTAACTGTCAACGAGAACTTTCCGATTGTGACTGGTATCGAGATCAGCCCGAAGGTGTACAGGCGGCCTTAATTAATATGTGCTTTAACCTTGGGCTTCCACGCCTGAAAGGATTTAAACGCATGATTGCCGCGCTAGAAGCCAAAAATTACACGCTGGCAGCGCTTGAAGCTTTGGATAGCAAGTGGGCGACCCAAGTCGGGCAACGCGCTAAGGATGTGGCAGTGATGCTCAGGGAGGGCAAATGAGGATTATTCTATGCTGGTTAGGATGGCACAAATGGACTGTCTCTAAGGCAACAGGGTTAAATCGGCATGTGTGCGCGGTCTGTGGCAAGACGGAATTTCGCTATGGCCAAGCCTGAGCAAATAGATCATATCAATACGGTGAACTGGTTCAAATGGCAATATCCTGAGCTTGATGATGACTTTCACCATTTTGCCAACGAAAGGCGTTGCTCTCCACGTGAAGGTGCGATGTTAAAACGGATGGGAGTCAAACGTGGGGTTTATGACTTTTTTCTGGCCTTTCCCTTCAATAGCCATGCTGGGTTGTGGGTTGAGCTTAAAGTGGGCAAGAATAAGCCCACCAAAGAACAGGTTGAATTTGGCGAGCGTAAACGGCAACGTGGTTATGACGCTGTGGTCGTCTGGGGCTTTGATGCCGCACGGGAAGCCATCAACAACTACTTAACGGGGTACGTTAAGTCACGTTCCATGTAGAACAATCCATCATCCTATCTTGACATTTACATATCTTGACATCATTATATCATGCAATCAAAATATTAAGGCATCATGATATGATAATTTCTATTTTAAATCAAAAAGGTGGTACGGGTAAAACCACGCTTGCAGTCAATATTGCAAGAGAGTATACCAAGCGCACAATGAAAACACTGCTCGTTGATTCGGATAGCCAAGGGTCGGCTTTGCGGTGGCATGAGGAATCCGGCGGTGAATTGATAGATTTAACCTGTTTGCCTGTCACTACCCTTGACAAGGATGTCATCAAATTCAAAGACCGTTATGAGCGCATTATCATTGACGGTATCCCAAGGGTGTCACCCTTGACTGTGTGCGCTATCAAGGCGGCTGATGTTGTTTTAATCCCCGTGCAGCCGTCACCCTATGATGTGTGGGCGACTGAGGACTTGGTGAGGCTCATCAAGGAACGTATCGAAATCACGGAAGGCAAGCTTAAGGCAGCTTTTGTGATATGCAGACGGATAGCTGGCACGATATTAGGCCGTGAGATTAATCACCAACTTTTTGATTCCGGATTGCCTGTCTTTGCGCATGGCACGTTCCAGCGACAGGAATACGCCAAATCCGTACAGGAAGGCCGAACCGTTTGTGAAGAAATGACAGAGGCCACCAAAGAAATTGTGGCTATCGTTAATGAACTTGAGGATTTTTATCATGGCCAAAATTGAATCAGGTGTTGAATTTGACAAAAATGCTAATCATGAGAAACTAGCCCGACTTGCGGCTGATACTCAGCAATATACGTTGCGCATTCCTAAGCATCTTTATAAACAGGTGAAGATGAAACTCGTGAAGGAAAACCAAAAGCTGCGTCCTGTTTTGATTAGAATGTTAATGGAATACATTAAGACATAATGATATAAAGTCATCATGATATGTTGACATCTTCATATCATGATGTTAAAGTTTTACTCGAAGTATCACTTGAGAGGGGAACCCTCTGGCGCTCATCATCGCTGGATGACTCTACACTCAGCATAGCACTCCTTGGCGGTTTCCGAGGGTTGAGATGGAAAAATGTGTAGGAGGCTGGTTGATTACCAGCTCTCCGTTCAAGTGATATTTATGGCGCAGGAGGCTCACAACGTGAGCGACTGTCGTAGGGACTTGATGGGAAAAAACCCAGATGAGAGATGACGGTCACGAACTTCCCTATTTCGCGGAGAGTGAAACTCTCTCCCTGCGCCACCAGTTAATGGGGTAGAGGCTCAACAAACCTAGTCGTTCCTAATCTATTGGGACAGGCGCACGAGGTTATCGATTGAGAGATAACGCGATGTAGGAGCTACCCCACCAATTAAGGAAAAGAAAATGAAGTGGAACAAAGAAAGGCAAGACTTTTTAATATCAGTTTTAACAGTGCAAATGCTGTTTTTGATTTGTAAGTTTTTTGGAATATTTACGTTATCGTGGTTTTGGATACTGTCACCATTTTGGTTCTCTCTCTTTTTGATAACAATTTTAAAAGTTTGGTTTGAAATTTTTATTATGGGTAGAGGTTGGTAAATGAATAAGTTAATGGTGAGGATGACTCTTGCCGATATTTTGTTAATGGAAGCATTAATTTCGCAATACATGCGAGAAAAGAATATCAAAGATATTAATAAAGTTGACGAAAAAGTCATCCAAGAGCGCTACGATGAAATTATAAAATTAGAAACGTGGAAAAATCCCTCAGACGAACCAAGCATCAAATGCCCACAATGCAGAATGGTCAGTTACAACGAAAATGACATCAAGCATAAATTCTGCGGGAACTGCCATGAATGGCATGAGGATATGAAGCTTAAGGATAACTCTAGTGAGCAAATGGATTAGTGTGGAAGATGAATTACCATCGGAAATAGATGATGTATTGCTTTTATGTAAAAGTAAAGATGAGAGATATACTTCTATCCTTGTCGGAAGAAGATCGCCAGAGATGCACCCAAAAGTTTATGGTGAATGTCCATGGTCAGTAAAAATATTTGCTATGGATGCTTATCTCTGCATGGAAGCTAATAGGATTTACAATCCGCATGATAGAAATCATTTCTTTTTTGGAGAAGTAACCCATTGGATGCCTTTACCCCCTTTACCTAATAATATTTGATATAATATCTTGTGGTGCCTTCTTACTATAGGGGGTTGATATGCCATTACATAAAAAGAAGAAAAAACACACATCTGTCGCTAAGAATGCAAACTCTATGTTTAATGAACCAAAAACAGAAAATAAAACGCCAGGTTGCACGCAAAACGTCAATGTCGAGGTTAATATCGACCAGAAAGATGATTGCTTGACGGGGTGTTTTCAGGCTTTGATTGGGGCGTTTAAAAAGGGTGCTTAAGATGGCGAATCCAGGGGAGTTTAAACCCCTGGAATCTCATAGTCTAACTACCCCAAAAGTAGGTTTACCGTCCTCTGCTTTCGCTTTGGAATGCTTGTCTCTCCAAGCTGTCAAGCCTCTGGTTTCCCAAGTTTATGTCTGCATGAGTTCCGGCTTTCTACTACCAGTATTTAGGTGACACTTCCATCAAGCCAACACGTGATTCGGCTTGCCATCGTCCTCAAGTTTTTAGGATGAGTCCACGTGATCGAAGCGTATAATATATACAAATTAATCCAGATGCGCAAAATGTTTTTTGACCACTTTCAGACTTTGGTTTTTTTCTACACACTCAATTTTTGTGGGTGAATAGAGCCAATTTTGCTGAATAACATCTTTCAAAAACTCCATGTCCTCTAGGTCATAACACAAATTTTGTTTATGGGTTGGGTCATAATTTTTAAAATGCTTTTTGACGATAGTATGGTAGAAAAAGTTCCGTGATTTTTCGCTCTGTAATGAAAAATTCTCTTGAATTTTTTTCTTTGAAATATGACCAAATTCACCCCTAGTGGTATACCTTATGATGAAGTAGGGATAACCATTAGACATAGAGAGTAAATATTCTGTTTCATGCACATCAAAAATGAATCTTTCTTGTTTAAGCGCTTTGTCTTTTAATTTACGGTTGGGGTCCAGTAGTTCGCCCTGGCATGACCGGCATTGGCGTGAAACAATATCGTTTTTTGTTCCACAGTAAAGGCAATCTTTCCACTCAAACCAATGGTCACAGCGTTTATCATTCTTGCTGCCAATGCAACGCCTTGCCATAAGGGTATTTAACGCATTGCAGTTAAAACATTGAATACAATAATCAGGGTCATTGTCTTTAGGTTTAAGTGCTTTATTGATGACAGGGTTATCAATGTCGCCATGCCGATCAAGATTACCAGCATAATCCAGAATGAGACAGTCAGTTTTCCCGTCTGCTAGACGTAGACCACGCCCAAGGCATTGCATGTATAAAACAAGCGATTCAGTAGGGCGCACGAAAACCACTGTATCAAAAGTAGGTACGTCTACGCCTGTGCAAAGTACATTGACATTCACTAAATATTTAATCGTTCCGGCACGGGCTTTTGTGATGTATTCCTCGCGCAGTTTATCAGGTGTATCACCCGTGATGACGGCTGTTTCATCAGGTGGCAACCATTCTGCACATTCCTGGCAATGCTTAACGCTGGACGCAAAAATAAAGGCTCCTTTGCGGTTTTTTACCACGGCTGCGACTTCTTGCATAATCTGACCCGTAAGACGTGGTTTTTTATGGATGGCTTGATCTAATTCGCCCGCATTAAACTTACCCATAGAATTTACTTTAAGTTGCTGAAAATCATATTGCAGCGACTTTTCGCACACGCCCCATACAGGCGGCGTTAAATAGGAATTTTCAATCAACCATTCAGCGGTGATAGCGCACACTTCTTCTTTAAAAAACAAATCATCGCCAACGATGGTGTAACCTTTACCGCGATAGGGAGTGCCGGTTAAACCAACAAAACGAAGCTTATGACCCAGCAATTGCGATTGGTGTGAATAATGATTGAATATTCGCATGTAAGTGGTGCTTCGATCGTTAAAGTTAATATTGTGGCATTCATCCACTACAATTAGGTTAAACGGTATCTTGGAAAGCTTGCCTGATTTTTTAATGCTCCCACGCACAGACATAGGCGATGCAAAAATGACTGGCTGAGTGAAATCTTTAACGCCTAATGCAGCACAATAAATCCCCGCATGACCACCTTGGGCAATGTAGGTTTCTGCGTTTTGACGAATGAGAGTGCTATTCATGGTTAAGCATAATGCTCGCCATCCAGCGCGTTCTATTAAGAGCAACAATTCTGCGATAATAAGCGACTTGCCAGCACCTACGCTTGCATTCACCAATAAAGGATAGTCCGTTTCTTTTAGCTTTACCCTTAATGTATCTAGCACTTCCTGTTGATAGGGCCGCAGTTGTTTCATTGAAGTTTTGATTCCTTATAGTGAATCATAGCTATCGTGAATTGTTTATGCCGAATATCTTTTAAATCGTCAACGTCAAGTTGACTTACATTAAATTTTATCAAATTCATTTCTTCATTAAACTCGGAAACTTCACCGCATTTAATACACAATGTTATATCGCCCTTACTAGGCAATACTGTTTCATCAAATTCATTTATTGCGCTATCAACCTTATGCAAACAATAAGGACATTCGCATTTTTTAACAAAATTTTTATTCATGTATTTTTCTCATGGTAAAGGTGGTAATGGTTTGTTTTCATATACGACAGCTTGTAATGCGTCAAAGAACCATTTAATTTTTTCATCATCGTCGTGATAAACTTCTAATTCTCGATAGCTCATGACAAGTGAGCTTGCATATCCCAATAAAAGCAATATGCGAAAATTTGCATCGATTAGATTTTGTATTTGACTTTCGTTCATATATCACCTAATTATGTTTTGACCTATTCCACTTAAGGATTTCGTTTGAATTCATATCAATGTAGTTTTCTGTACATATGCCAAACTCAGGGTTTCCTTTTGCTAAACTCTGTATCATAAACTGCACCTCTTTTTTCATTGCATCTATTGCAGTTTGTTTATCGGGATAAGTGTCATGTGACCGGAATGCTTCACATATATCACCACCGCCTAAAATGCTTACGTAAATTTCATAAATAAAACCACCTTCTACTTCTATTGCATTACCTCGGAATCGTGGTATAAAATCCGTACTCATAATTCATCCTCTTTACATCCATCTAAAACCCATTGAATTGCTTTTTGATGACCTTCTTCGGCTTCTTGCCATGTGGTATAACGTTCGCAATAAATGTCACTTCCTTCTTTGAATATCATGGTTTCAAAAACAAGAGGAGGGCCACCCCAATAATTATGATCTGTGCCAAGCCAGACAGTAGAAACTCGACAATCATTAAAATTATCATCAGCAACCTGCCTATCCATGGTTTGTAATTGTTTTCCCCATTCCATCAAAGAGCATTTTCGATAAGTATGGTCTGGATTTAAAAAATAATGGTCTGACATAGTTTTCCCGTTACATCTTGGACGAATTAATATAAGTTTTTTTATATGTACAAGTTTTTCGGCAATCATTTGTTGGTAAGGTTTCATCTTTTGTTTGCGCCAAGATTAACATGAATAAATAAGTCCATTTTGACCAACCACACCAACCAACCAAATAGGTCGTTCCGGTGATTAAAAACATATAATATAAATATTTCATCTGAAATTCACCGGACGCATACTTCCCAGATTGCGCTTAATGCCATCCAAAACTTTTTGGTAAGCATCAGTGACAATGTGCATAATTTCAGTGGCATTTACTTCGTGATGACCAGATTGTAAATAAGCATCAATATTTTTAATTGCCAAATTCACCATGTTAAACAGTGAAATTTCCATGAAGTCATGAATGCCGCCACGTTTGGCATGATCGAATTTAGCCAAAAAATCCTTGAGAAATTGGTGTGCATCCAATATTTGTTGTTCCGGTGGTAGCAAGCTATTGGCTTGTGGTTTGGTTAATTCATTCATGATTAAATTCCTTACCATCATATTTGTATTCGATACGTAACCACCTATCGATAATAATTTTGTTTCCTATTCTTATTGAATAGCGCAAAGGTTCGTGACGATAAAAGCATAATTCCAATTCGTCCTTTGAATAACCTTCTTTATTGATTAAATTTAAACAATCATTTTCGATAGTTTTATTAATTTGTTGCGCGACATCATTCGCAAAACTAGCTATTTGCTTATGAATAGAAATTTTTACTTCATTCATGACTATTTGTCCTTTAAAATTGCTTCCAATATTTGCCTACACCGATTTACCGCCATAACATAAATATTGGCATAATCACTATATTGAGGCTTATCTTTGGCGCTCTTGATACTTGCATCTATTTCAAATTCAGTAAGGGTGTTGAATGCCTCTAAAATAACTTTTTTATACTCTGTCATACGCCACGTTTCCATTCATCAAGTTGCCATTCTGCTTCGTTTTGTGTAGCAAAAATTTTACTTTCATCCACATAACCAAAAACATCACTAAGGCTATACCGTGGATATTTATCGATAATATCAACACCATTCACAATATGATAAGTTATTCTGTTGTTGTGTTCGTCTGCATAATAAACTTCATCGCCAGCTTTAAATTTAAAGCTTTTCATTAACTCAAAATATTTCTTATCCGTTGGTGGAAGTGTTTTGGCAATAGGATTTAGAGTTCTCTTTAAGTGAGGGTTTTTGACAGCAACATCACTTCCCACTCTGGTTAAGTAATCATAAACCATTTGGATATTTCCTTGCCTATCGGATAATGCTTTCAACTCACTTTTTAACTGCATGTACAAGTTTTTGTATTGGCTTGCTACCGCTTCACAATATTGAACTCGCTTTTCTAAATCTTTGATTCGAGAATCGCGCTCGTCAGGCGCGACTTTTTCTATTTCGTTGCTCACTTAATACTCCTCGATTTCTTCACGAACCGATAGACGAATAAGTTTTATTTTTTTACCGCTTTCCTTGGCAATTTTTTTTGCTAATGGTTTAAGTGATTCCATCCGCGCTTTATCTGCACACACGAACGGCATAAAAACTGGTGCGCCCATCATTTGAATTGTTTGACCAACAATTCCTTCACCATCTTTATCTACGGAGACAAACACATATACTTGCTCAATTTTTAGTAACTCATTTTTATGGTTTAAATAGACCTTTGTCATTTGTGACATACCTTATTAAATTTACACATTTTGCACTGATACCACAAAGGTGAACCATTTATCTTTGGTGGTGCAGCATGTGCGTTTGCAATCATTGAAGCCTTTTCTTGTAACTTTTGATAAAACACTTCGTCAAACAATACAATTTCATCTGAAATATCGCTGGTATCTTTGTTAAGCACTAAGATGTACGCCCGATGTATACCACTCATCCCCATGTAGGTTTGGATTTGGGCATAATATTGTGGCTGCCATAGCTTTATACCCTTTTTAACAAAAATCACAAAGCTGGCATCTTTTGCGGTTTTTATTTCAAGAATCGCAAAAGGCTTTCCGTTTTTCATCCAAACAGAATCAAGGTGACCTCTAAAATAAGGCATATCATTTGCTACTAAATCACCCCACGTCCTGGTAATGTCTAGCCCCGCTTCGGTGAGCCAATCTAAAATGGTACCCTCAAGCACTCTGCCAATCGTCCAGGTTCGACGCATTTTTGTTGGCACTTGGGTTGCCTGAAATCCATTGTATTCATACCAAATCTGGCGTAAACAATCAGACCCAATCGTTGAAGCCCCGATATAGTCGCGGGTCTTTCGATCATCCCGCGACTGTATCTTTTCTATTTTTTTACTTAGTTCATTTTTACTCACTTGATG